TCCTAAGGTGGCAGAATTTTTCTACAATCTGCGTCATACTATCGGAAGGAAAAATAAAACCCTTTGGAAGAGTATGCTTGATTACGAAATCAAGAAGGAAGGTGATGGAACTTGGGTTATAGTTGCCAGAAAGGAAGTGGAGACTAGGTTGTTTAAGGCTGATCCTGGTCAGTGTGTTTTCTCGTTACCCAGTAGTGGGAACGATGACACTGACATGAAGACTTGTATTAACCTGTTGGCTCACACTTTTAGAGTGGCTGAACAAGGCTCGACCGGCATTGGCGACAGGGTCTTGTCATATCTATACTCACCTAAGTACATCCCAATAACCATGTTCACCAGTTCGACCACCCAGCCACCTAAAGTAGCGAATTTGTTTGTCGACTTGAAACCAGACCCCCATATTAAGGAGTTGGGGCTAAATGCTGTCATGACTATCGATCCAGCTTATGAAAAGTACGTCACAGGGGCTTACCTCTCTACCGTGCCATCAGTTGAGAATCTTAGTGCACTACGTGACAAAATGTGTAAAACAGGTACCGTTTACGACGTAAACCTTGCACATTTTAAAGCAGTCTTTGGTTTTTTGTTGTGCGATTTTAAAGCTCGTTCGTGGCAGATGGAAGCTAGCGTAGATCCTGATGTCCCTTACTACCTCAATTACAATCCTAATTCAGGTGTAGGCTTTAGGCATTGGGAGTTACAATATTCAAGAACTAAGCGTGATATGGCCCCCTACGCGCGGCGGGTTGTAAAGAAATTCTTACAAATAGTAAAAGAACATATTGGAGAAGGAGAGAACTTATTACCACCACAAGTGTACACATACACAACTAAAGCAGAAATTCGATCCGTGGATGAGGCACCAGGTAAGGTGCGTTTGATATCTATGGTAGGATTAGTATGGGATTTTATATCCAAATTGTGTACTTTACCCTTTATGAGGGGCTTGGAGAAATGGTATGGTTGCCTTATAGGAACGAGTGTGTGGAGTACTTTTGTTTACACACTTCTAAGAGGAGCTAAGGAACCTGAATTCATGAACTTGGAGGAACATATGCGAGGGGAGACTTTTACCCCTGACGACCCTAAAGATTTTATGTGGGTCATTGCTGATATATCTGCACATGATATGTCATATTCCCCAGTTGGATTATTTGGTTATTTGTTATTTAGACTCTTCTATGTCTCGTTTCCTGATAAACATGTTGAAGAGATATTTAAGGAAATGTTTTCTGTTGAGATGGGAGGAGTTAATGCGAAAGTCGTC